TCTCATGAGTCCCCGCCTCAACTTTTTCGTTTAATTCGAATAAGTTTACGGATTTCAGTACAACACCGACATCAAATTCTATATGGATAATTTTGATGGAGCCTTTGTTATTCCACAACATCGTAACTTCGATGGAACATATGTTCTCGGCTTCGGTAACCCCGAACCTGTTGTTGGATTCAGGCATTATGTACTCTACAGCGACTTGGATATCCAGAATTATTTTTATTTTCCGCAGTTCAAAGACCTTAAGATAAAAAAGACCCATTTATTCGGATACTGCTGGAAATAATATTTTCCGAAGGAAGAGGAGCTGAATGAACCCTTTATCACAGTTCGCCAGTTTTCCGATTTAGCTGACAAATGGAATAAGACTACGTATGTTGCCCACAAAGGATTCCATTTCAGGAAAATATTTGATAACTACTGGCATATATAACATTGTCCTTAAAAATATGCTGAAAAAGTTTTCTTATGGGATTTGCCGTAGGACGCTTTAATAGGAGCTACAAAATATAAACCTAAGGAGTAATAGAGAAGAAACGGAGATAAAGTACCCACAAAAACTGTCATGAAATTCTCAACAGAAGACTAACAGGAGGAATAATTCTAAAGGCGAATGGATAAGTATGATGGGCTCTGGAACAGAGTGTGTTACAGGCAATTCCTAGACCGAGATATTATACCTTATGTTCCTTCTCATGTAGCTCCTTCAGGTGATTTTAAAGTCAGCACATATAATTAAATGTAATTGTACCAGTATTATGGAAGTCAACCCAATTCAGTTCCTTTGCAAGAATAATACTATAACACATAGTTGAATTGGATAGACATGTACGCAACTAAGGGAGTTTTAACGAATAGGAGACTTCCAGGAGGATACAAAGTGGTCGTGCCACGTGGGCAGCCAACGGAGAATGATATCATGAATTATTAAACTCTTAGAATACCGACTTTAATACATATCTCCGTAGATGCCTAATACCCGAGTTAGAAAGAACAAAAACAATTGAAAGAGGAACTAAAACTAATCAAACGTGGTCCTTTTGATAATATCGGTAAGGCACTATAAATCCTAAACCTCTTAAATAAGTCTTAATCGAAACTTCGTGTCCTGATGCTAGGATAAGCACCAGGGATTATGGCCGCCACGTTTTAACGTAAGACCAAATGGGAGATCACAGTTACGTCCAAGCAATATGATGAATATATAGACTTATGTAAATCAAATAAGCTTGTAATAGACGTGTCATCAAGGTGTCAGCTTGATCCTTTTGATCTAATAATTTGTGACGTAGAATTGAATACTTCAGATCCATCCCTGAGAGGACAATAAGTGACATATTTCACATCTCAGTTAGCTCACCTCAACCAATATGATGCCAAGGAATTTATCATAAGGTTACCGAAAATTTGTAGATAAATTACTGGGTTTGTGAATAGGTTCAAAAAAGATACGCAGAAGTATTTCTTTAGACCATAGATGACATCAAGTAAGAGCACATAAGTTTATGCTTATATAACCA